AAGATGACGAAGGTTGGGAAAACGAAAAAAACAATGACTACTGGAGTAAGCCACGTGCCAAACCACAGTTAGTCGGTATGTACTTCTATGATGTACGACCAGATGATGAATTTGATGCAGAACGTATTGGCTTGAAGAAGACTAAGTCAGGCAAATGGGCTGTGATGAAATACAACACTAGCGGTAGTGGGTTTATGATGACCAAGGGTTCAGCAGACCGTGCATTTGGTCCTGGCCGTTGGTGGGAACCTAAAAAAATGGAAGAGGACAGCAATGACTTTATGGCGGCTGACTCCACAAGCCCAGTAGGTGGTAAGGTTGATGAAAATCAACCAACACTACGTGACAGCATTTACGAACGTTTAAAAAGTTGGATTTTAACCAAAGACCCAGAGTTTATTACCCGCCATGGCGGCCCACAAGCTGTTATGAACGCTATGGAAGAAGTAGCTGACTGGTACGGCGATGCAGAAGAGTTTGGTAGCAGTGACTTCACAGCATGCCTACAATCATTATTCCAACACTTTGGTGAAAAGTTTGATCGTACCAAGTACTACACAAACGAAGGCTATTACGGTAAACTAAAAGAAGACCGTGACCAAAAGCAACATAAAAAGGCTTATGGTATGTTAGACGAGCTAAAGAATTTATTGGATAAGTAATAGTATGGAAGAATTACACAAAGCCGCCAAAATTGCATTTGCAAGTGAATACAGTTTTTACTTGAAAGCACATTTCTTTCACTGGAACGTGGAAGGGATTTACTTTCAAGAACTTCATAAACTATTTGAAACAATCTACACTGAAGTATATGATAGCGTTGACGACTTCGCAGAGAAATTGCGTAGTCTTGGAACCTATGCGCCTGGCAGTAATAGCCGTTTCAGCATGCTATCCGCTATTAGTGACGAAACTGAGGTTAAGCCAGGTGGTGAGATGGTATTAGAGTTGTTGGCTGACAGTGATACCATGACAACAGTTTTAAAACGTGTATACGACATCGCTGAAGCCAATGGAGAACATGGCTTCAGTAATTTCTTAGCAGAGCGTATGGATGCTCATAAGAAACACAGTTGGATGTTGAGAGCTACTACAAAATGAAAATCCGTGACGTAATTACCGAAAGTGTTGATAACGAACTGATCAAATCATTTCTACCGTTTGCACAAAAAGAACTGGGTATGAAAAAAATACCCGATATTAAAATCGTGGATGAAATTCCTGGTGCAGGCGGCACAACCTTTGGTAAGTACGTTAACGACACAGATACGATTTATGTTGTTGCAAAGAATAGACACCCACGTGATGTATTGCGCACACTAGCACATGAGCTAACTCATTACATTCAAGATCAAGAGAATCGTTTAAACCACAATAGTGGTGAAACTGGTAGCCCTGAAGAGAATGAAGCACACGCACGTGGTGGTATCATAATGCGTAACTTTAACCAAGCATACCCAGATATCCAAGAAAAAGAAGTAGATGAACATATTGTCAAGCACGGCAGTGGTTATCGTCTACTGTCCCATAAAGGCAAAAATTTAGGTGACTTCCCATCGCATGCGGCCGCGGCCAAACATGAAGGTGAAGTTAAATGGTTTGAGCGTCATCCTAAAAATGAATCCAAATAATTACCCAGTGTACCCAGAAGATGATGGGTACGACACACCAAAGAACCCATATAGTCCAGTATGAGAGCCAGAGATTTCATTGTTGAATTTACTGAAAAAGGCGACCCACATGGCCAAAAGCGTCAGCCTGATTATGTATTAGGTAAAGAAGTTGAACATACTCCAGCCGAGGGTGAGCAAAGCATCTTTATTACCAAGATAGACAACTACGATGACATTGTCAAGTTAGCCAAAGAGACTGGTGCTAAACAACTGTACTTTGAATTCATTCATGCAATTCGTCGTTCAAGCAACGAAAAGAAAACAATCAAAGAGTTCCACAAAGTAGTAGAACACTTTTTAAAATTAGGGTACACATGTGGACTGGATACACCTGCAGAGTACGCCGAGTTCTTTGTAGATCTACACAAATACCCAAATCTAATCAATAACATCGCTGTTGATTTGCCATACATTGACAAGTACAATAAGAACACAGTATTCAAATTACGTGATAAAGGGTTTGACCAAGGACGTGATACAACTAATAAAGGTGTGTACACTATGCCATTGGACAAACTAACAACTGACGATAAATTAACTCCATGGAGTGACTTTGGTGGTGACACTGAAGCTGTCCCTGGTAAAAAGAACACCCCTTAGGACCGTAACTTAGTTACGGAGGTGTAGGTTCGCCACTCGCCTTAGATAGTTTCGGAGTCGTGCCCGTTTAAGACTATTTAGAAGAGTGGCATTTCTACCATAACACTTGATTTACACGATAAGTAATTTGTATAATACATCAATTAAAGGAGACTCAACTATGTCAGATCGTATGTTTAGTGGTGATCAGAAAGCCAAGCTAACACAAATTATGAATGAAGGTATCGCAGTTTTACAAGAGATTGAAGACTTGAATGCGGGCCTAAGCGACACAATCAAAGCCATTGCAGAAGAAATGGAAATCAAACCAGCTATTCTCAAGAAGGCTATCAAGATTGCACAAAAATCTAAACTTGGTGATACCAACGCAGACCACGACGAGCTTAACGCTATTCTAGAAACAGTTGGTCGCACACTGTAATGTTTAACTTTGGCGAATGGATGTATTCCACTGTGGAGTACATTAAACGTGATTACAACGAATGGCCTTTGCGATTCTTTGCAGAGCTGTTTGCTTGGGCATGTAGTCTAGTAAGTGCCGTTATATTCGCCTGCACTGTTCCAGATGTACCAACAATTCCACTGTATAGTATCTTTATCTCAGGATGTTGTGCTATTACATGGGCATGTTGGACACGTGGCAGTTTTGGTCTAGTGGTCAATTATTTGTTCTTAATTACCATTGACAGTTTCGGGCTTATTAGATATATTATCAATCATTGATACGAGTCGCTCACGTTACGAGCAAGTAGAAGGCTACCAGCCATAAATGGAGACAAATGAGTTACGTAGACGCACTTTTTGAGCGGGACAAGGATCGTATTCACGTCGTAGAACGTGTTAACGGTGAACGTGTTTACCGCGAGTACCCAGCAAATTATACCTTTTACTACGATGACCCCAAAGGCAAGCATCGTACAATTTACGGAACACCTGTAACTAAGTTCAGTACCCGTAACAGTAAAGAGTATCACAAAGAAATCCGAATCAACAGTAATAGAAAACTTTGGGAATCGGACATAAACCCAATCTTCCGCTGTCTGGAAGACAACTACCTAGGTGCAACGTCACCAAAATTACACACAGCATTTTTCGACATTGAGGTCGACTTTGATCCATTGCGTGGTTATAGTCGACCTGAAGATCCGTTCAATCCTATCACGGCCTTCTCAGTGTACCTTGACTGGATGGACAAACTAGTTACTCTGGTTGTTCCACCAAAAGGTTATACCTGGGAAACTGCACAAGAAATTTGTAATAAATTTGATAACTGCTTCTTGTTTGAACGTGAAGAGGATATGATCAGCACGTTCTTGGATTTGATTGATGATGCAGACATTGTAAGTGGATGGAACAGTGAAGGTTTCGATATTCCATACACCGTATTACGCTGTAACCGTGTTCTAAGCAAAGATGACACTCGTCGCCTATGTCTATGGGGTCAATTCCCTAAACAGCGCGAATTCGAGCGATTTGGTGCCAAGAACATTACGTTTGATTTAGTTGGCCGTGTTCATATGGACTATATGCAACTGTATCGCAAGTACACATACGAAGAACGCCATAGCTATTCTCTAGATGCTATTGGTGAGTATGAACTTGACGAGCGTAAAGTTGCGTATGAAGGCACATTGGACCAATTGTACAACAAAGATTTTCCTAAGTTTATTGACTACAATAGACAGGATACCATGTTGTTGGCTAAGTTGGATAAGAAGTTACGCTTCTTGGACTTGGCCAATGAACTAGCACACGATAATACTGTGCTATTGCAAACCACTATGGGAGCGGTTGCAGTTACTGAGCAAGCGATTATTAACGAAGCTCATTCGCGTGGAATGGTTGTACCAAACAGGAGATCTAGAGATGACCAAAGTGATTCACAAGCGGCAGGTGCCTATGTTGCTTATCCCAAAAGGGGCATGCACGACTACATCGGAGCGATCGACATCAACTCGCTCTATCCCTCGGCTATTAGAGCCCTCAACATGGGACCGGAAACGATTGTTGGACAACTCAAACCAATAATGACTGATCACTACATTAATCAGAAGATTGCTGATGGGTGTAGTAGAACAGAAGCCTGGGAAGGTTTGTTTGGTAGTTTGGAATATAACTCAGTAATGAACTCAGAGCCAGGCACTGAGATCACTATTGATTGGGAGGCTGGTGGCAGTGATGTTATGTCAGCCGCACAGGTTTGGAAACTTGTTTTTGACAGTAACCAACCCTGGACTATTAGTGCAAATGGTACCATCTTTAGATTTGACGTCAAAGGTGTGATACCAGGTTTATTAGAAAGATGGTATGCCGAACGGAAAGAACTACAGGCTAAGAAAAAAGAAGCCGAAACACCTGAAGATAAAGCATTCTGGGATAAACGCCAGCTCGTTAAGAAGATTAACCTTAACTCACTCTACGGCGCGATCCTTAATGCGGGCTGTCGATTCTTTGACCCGCGAATTGGACAGAGTACGACACTTACCGGACGGATTATTGCTAAACACATGGACTCGCACGTCAATGAAGCAATTACAGGGGAATATGACCATACTGGAGCGTCAGTTATCTACGGTGATACCGACTCTGTATACTTCTCGGCCTGGCCGGCGATCAAAGAAGAAGTAGAAAGTGGTCGCATGGAGTGGAGTAAAGAACTATGTGTTCAACTCTACGACACCATTGCTGAAGGCGTAAACGAATCCTTCCCAGGGTTCATGGAACGTGCTTGTCACTGTCCACGAGATATGGGAGCCATTATCAAAGGCGGTCGTGAAATGGTTGCAAGTAAAGGCTTGTTCATCAAGAAGAAGCGTTATGCTGTACT